GGTTGACGCGTAAACTGCTCGATGCTGGCTTGTTAAAACCGGTGGCGGCTGAATAATGGAAGAATGCCCGGTTGATGCCGGGCATGATTAAATGTCTCTTCAGCACATTACCGAAGTTCAATCTTCAACCAAGAAGTGGACTCGCATACGATTATCGCAATAAAATACTTGAAGTTTTATAAACTGTGAGTATCATTGCCCATATGAAAACATCCTATTTAACTATATTGGCTTTCCATATTCGCGATTTTCGCGAGAAGTATGGTGTTACTCAATCAGACATTGCATCTGGCCTTGGGATAACAAGTGCCGGCTGGGGAAAAATTGAAAATGGTAAGTCCTCTCTCTCTGTAGAGAATATGATGAAATTCTGTAAAATTATTAATATTGATGCAACCATACTTCTTGATATTTCCACGAAATCGGCAAAAAACTTAATCAAATGTGGATGGAGTGTATCTTATTCTCCTGTTGAGGATGATAATTTAATAGACGGAAAAAATATATTTGCTAAAACACATGGAATGAATAACGTCATGAGGAAATTTATAGACGGGAAACTTGGAAGTGTTTTAGACAAAGAATTTGATGACATTATTATGAAATATGCAACATTTTATATGGTTGTAGCTAAAAATCTAAGAGATGACTTGATTTAAAAATGGAGTGTACATATGGCATACAGACAAGACAGCGATCTTGAATTCCTAGCTAAATGTAGCGACCGTGATCTTGATGATTTAGTTAACCTATTGATTTATGATAACGATGGCAAAAAAAGATGGACTGAAGAGTTATCTAACAATCGACAATATAAGGAATTTGTACCAAGACATAGCGTATATTGGAGAGAAATTGCTGCTGAAATTCAATGTTATGGTGGAAATACCATAGCAACTCTCTTGCGTGGTGGTAAAGGGGTCTGCTACAGAGAAATTCTCATTGATGTATGCAATAAGCTAAAGGTTAATTTCAATGCCAAGAGCCGAATAGAGGTTATTGAACAAAATCTTCTATTAAAAATTCTCAGCGACTCTCTAGATAACATGTCATCCGAAGATATAAAAGTTTTTGCCATGGAACTTGGATTGGATGAAGTTACAAGATTTACTCCTGAGGCAGTTCTATCTGCCTTCCAATATATTTTCAGGGCCGGCGGTTTCAGATCTTATCAGGTAACTCTTAAATTTGCGAATCTTTTACTAAAAATTTTAATTGGACGCGGTTTGACACTCGCAGGTAATCAAATACTCGTAAAAGCATTATCTATTTTAACAGGCCCAATTGGTTGGACTATAACAGCCGCATGGACCATTGTAGATGTGGGAGGAACTGCTTATCGAGTAACAATTCCTGCTGTTATTCAAGTTGCTGTACTAAGGGCGAAAGTCAATAATAATATTAAAGACAGCGATATTACCTTGTGATATTATAACTCCATCCATCAAGGAAGAGGTGCTAATCCTCTTCCTGTAATTCTATGATTCCTAAATGTTAATGAGTCAATCAGCATTCAGGAGCAATGCATTATCTATGATGATTTGCTCCCATTCTTCGAATGCCCGATCGCGGACACCCTGGGGAACACTGTTAGTTTTGAAATCGACGACCGTACGCCATTTCCCGTCCGGACGGTACATGCGCAGAGCTTTACTTCCCCCTTCCCTGCGCACCTCAACGTTGTGCTTGTCAGCAAACTCTTGTAATGCTCGTAGCGTCCCATGCTTTACTGTGTAGTATCGCTTTTTCAAGTTTTCTCTCCAGCCTGTGCTAAGGCTTCAACTTCCAAATCGTAAGACTCAAACTCATAGTCCTGGTCGTCAACTTCTTCAGGCACTGGCAGTAAATGCCAGGCTGAGTATATCTGACCATTATCAAAACGCTCCTGGCTGTAGAGCGTCGCGGCTATGAGTGTCAGCGCCGGGCGGTCATAACGGTAAATTTTGCGAACGTCACGGTCAACGAGACGACCGAAATTACCATAACCGCGCTCCAGTAATAATTTTTTAATTTCCGGCCAGTATGGGCCATAACTGCGGTACAGGCGGGGATTTTTCAGTAATCGCCCGCGTAGCCCTGACAGGAAGAAATCAACGTATTCGTCTTCTGTCTTTCCTAACAACGCCGTACGCAGCACCGCCTCAAGATATGTTTTATTCGGTTTTATTGTATCAGATAATGTGGCCATATTATGCGACGCCCGGCGAACCGGGCGCTCCTGTTATGCGTATTGTTGGATGACGGCCAGAACGTCCGCCACGTTGTGTTTTGTCTCGATAATCCACCAGTTACCCGGGAAATCGCTGTTCTTCGCCTTCGCTGGCAACCAGCGAGCGCCGAATTTCGCCTTGATTGCGTCTTTCGCACGGAAAAGAACCCCTTTCATGCCGGAGGCTTCCTGAAGCCCAAATACCTCGCCAGCGGCGAATTTTGGTGCGTACATCATCTTCAGGTCGGCGGTGGATACGCGATAATTCAGCCCAAGAGACTGAGCTATGCTGGTGGCATCACCCTGTATTGATGATAACTCTTCTTGTTTCTCGTTTCTGGCGGCAATTTCTTCCTCCGTGATGTTGCCTAGGGCCAGGTTTATCCGATCAGCGTAGGCCTGTTTCTCTTCATCGGTGCGCCCGGCAAGAACCGTGTTAATTCTCTGCAATATCTCAACATGATTCTTGCGCATGCTGAGTAATTCCGGCGTAACCTCGTTAAGGTCCACCAGCCCAAGGATGGCAAGGTCAGTAAACATTGATACCAGGTTGTAGGTCATGCGATAGCTGAGTTGGCCATAGGCTGATGGCAACTGCACCGCATCCATTTTATAGGCATCCATAAATTTAGAGCCGTCGTTTACGACATCCGCAATTGCCGGTGTGATTTTTCCTGTGGTGGCGGCCTCCCTGATTGCTGTTACCCACGATTGAGTCAGCGCGGCGACTGCATGATTCAGATTGGCTTTCCGTTCTGCTGCAATGCGCGCGCTTGCTGCGTCCATTGCCTGCTTGATCTCGGCTTTATTGCTGTAAATGCCAATGGTGCCAAACTGTGCTGTGGTGATCTCATAATCTGACGCCCGGAACTCATGGGTACCGAAAATAGCATTGGTGACCTCAAGTTCAGAATCCCCGTTACGAGTAGCCCCCTGGCTTGTTTTTTCCGGCATTCTGGCGATCGCCTCCGCTATTTTCTCCTGAATTGCTTCAGGGGATAGCGTATCTCCGTATGACGCGATTACATCGCCATAATTGGAGCCAAACAATTCAACCAGGAATGTTTCTGCCGAACGGATCTGGCGGTTATTCCCTTCCGACATCATACCAAGCACCCATTTTGCAATTGACGACTTCAGCGCGCCGTCACGGCGATCCGGGTAAACCGCATGCTTCAGTGGGGCCGTATAGGTACCAACAAAATCAATGCTATAGCCTGACTCTGTAGTCTGAACGCCGTACGAGTCAGTGATTTTGATCATGCCGCGCTGCTGGAAACGGTAGAAATCGTCACAGGAAATGATGTCGTTAATCCCGGCGATGGAGACGCCACCACTGATTTTCTGCATAACAGCATCTTCATCGGGAGTTACATCAACCTGTTTATCCAGCGTCTTCACATCCCAGTTACCCGATTTGGTGCCTCTTAAGGTAAAGATGATCTCCACGTCTGCGCGCTGGCTGTCGAAGTCCAGCGACTTAATGCGAACGATATCACCGGCACAATCGTAGTATTGGCCTACACGCCATGAGCGATCGCCGATAACAAGGAACTCATTCGCATGGTTAACCAGATCAGGATCAACATCCAGAATGCCTTTATTTATTGCATCCTCCACCAGCGGGCGCAGGCGTTTGATATCCGTCGCGGCCTTCTGAGTACGGTTCAATAATTTCTCATAGCGGGAGATGGCCTGAGAGATATTAGCCTTGCGCTGAATGGCGCTTTTCAACGACGCGCGATACTGTGCTAACAACGTACGGTCTGTGTGATGGACGCTACCCCAGCGGGCTTTCCAGTCTGCGTTATCAGCTGCTTTGGCCATTACCGCCTGTTTGAATTTAGCTACCTCGGCGGTGGTCTTTTCAAGTTCCGCTTTGCTTCGCTCTAATTCAGCGGTAAGTACCTCCACATCCTCGCCAGCTGCGTGCTGCGCCTTGATGTAATTCTGAAGGTCGATAGTAGCCTGTTCTTTCTGGCGAGCGCGTTTCGCAGCTTTCGCCTTATCCATTTGAACCTGCATCATTGCCAGACGTTCGCCGTCATCCTTCGCGGTATACATCTGCATTTCGATCATGTCATTGGCGTCGGCGTTCTCCATTTCTGACTTATCTGAACGGAGGATATCGGAGATCCAGCCTGCTTTACGCTTCAGCGTCTTCAGTCGGTATTCATCGAAAGAACCTTTGCCGCAGTAGTAGTGAACGCGTACGCTTGCACGGTTGGAGCCAACTCGAGCACCGCGACCGTTACGCTGTGCGATACTGGCTGGTGTCCATGGCAACGTCAGATGATGGATGTCAGTCGTTCCTCGATGCAGGTTGATACCCACCTCTGCCTTTTTGTTGCAGATGATGATCGGAGTCCGGCCCTCCTGGAAGTCGGCTGCAATCTTTTCCAGACCGCCCAACGACATTTCATTTTGCTGCGCGATATAGGCGTCATACAGAGCCATTTGCTCGTTGTATTTCGCTATCTGTGCATCTGTTGGTTCATCCGGTAACTCTTTCGGCGGTTTAACCGCTTTCAGTTTCTTACCGGTTTTACCTGCCTCGGCAACCGTCTGAGCATTCAGGATCCCTACCTTTGAAGGTTCAAGGTTAAGAGCATTGCAGATAATGCGCTTGAGCTTCTGGTGCTGCGTTTTTTCGTCGGTGAAGATGATTTGCTTCCCTTCCGGGAAAAACTCCTTCAGCGTGGCGATCAGCTTCGCGTATTTCGGCGTAACGGGGTGAGTTACGGTCTGTTCGTCAATGCCAAACCTGGCCAGGCGCTTATTCACTTCCTGCTCGAACGCTTCCGGAACCTGCAACTGAATAAACTCGCCCTTATCTATCAGGGAGTATTGCGATTGCTGCGTGATTGAATCATCACTGTCGTCGTCTTCGCTGGTGGCTTGTTTAGGCAAACTGTCCGCCAGCTGCTGCACCGCATCGGCGTACTCCGGCAGGAAACGATAGGTGATCCGGCGATAGTACAGGTCCATGTCAGTACATACGCGGTCCATATCCCTGATTATTGAGAAGATCGGACGGGCTTTCTCGTGCTCAATCACGCCGTCTTCATTGACCGAGGTCGTTACACCATTGTTGGCTTTGGCCGCCGCTTCCGCCTGCTGACGCAATTCTTCATACGCCGCCAGTTGTTTTTCAGTAAGTGGTGCATCCTGCTGGTGTTCGTCCAGTTCCGGGATCTCCACGGTATCCTTAACGTCTTCCGCCGTTTTAAGCGTTACCCAGCGATGGAATATACCGCGCAGCGCATCAAGGTTTTCAAAGCCCACCAGCGCCATTTTTTCTTCAACTTCACCGCTGATTTTCTGTACCGTTTCCAGCCTGGTCTTGCCGAAGAATTTAACGAAGTCATCAGGACCGTAGATCCCCATCTTCTGCCAGTATTCCTTCGGCAGAACATGAGAAAGCATGTTGTATGCATCGATCGGGGTGTTAACGACTGGCGTTGCAGTCAGGAGAACCGGCCCGCGCCCGCCATTCTTTTTCATCAGGTACGCGTTTTTGATTGCCATATCCCGCGCCGATTGCGCCACCGCGCTGGTGGGCAGATAGGCCAGTTGTGACGCTTCGCGACCATTTTTATAGCTATTGCGGTAGTTGTGACCTTCGTCGGCGATCACACTATCGAAGCCCATATCCTCAAAGTACGGATACTTCTCTGCTTTTTCGGTACCGGTATCTGAATACTCCGACAATACCCAGCGACGCGCCGCCTCTTTACGATGGGAGTCGGAATCCATTGCGCTGGCTACGCGCCCGGCGGCAACGAAGTCATAAAGCATGTCTTGTGCATGCTCATCTACGGTGTCATCACGTAGCGGAATGCGGGCGTATTGTTCTTTGGTAAACACGACTGCACGGTAGTTTGAGTGCGGGATCGCGTTCATCCGCGCTGTGATAGTGGCTTCATCTGCCAGCTTAAGAGCATCGCGCATAACTGGAGTGCCATCAGTACCAAGAACAGGTTTACCGTTCTCATCGAGCACCGGCACCTGGCGAATCTGATCGCCATCCATCAGCACATCAAGACCGACGAACAGGTAGTTACTGAATGCCTCTTCACTCAGGAATTCTTTTGCTTCGTAATACCAGTTTTCCAGCACTGATTTAGGCACTACATAAGCAGTACGGGTGGAGCGACCGTTCTCATAGTTGAACGTCTCAAGCGCCAGCGCGGTCGTGGTTTTACCCAGCCCGGTACCGAAGCCCAGGATGCCGCGCCCATCTTCGGACAGTCGGCGCACCTCGCTATTCTGGTAATCAAATGGCTGGCGCTTACCGCTTAATCCCTTCAACCCAAGCGGATCGCCAGAGTGTTCATACGGGATATTGCTATTGAACACATCGTTGTATTTGGCAACCAGCTCATCGTAGCGATCGTGCGTCTTGATCCACTTATTGAACTGGTCCTCAAGCAGTGCCACCTGCTCACGATAGCCGTTCGCCGTCGCGCTATCTTTGCCACCGATACGCGCACCATTGAGATACTTTTCCAGCTGTGCCGGGAACCCGGTCGCGTTTTCTCCTGATTTACGGTCCCACTCGTAGCGGATCTCGCCTGTTTCTTTATCCTTGCGCTGGACGACACCGTATCGGTGCCCGACGAACAGGCCATCACCACCGTGATAGGTGTCAGAAACCATTTCGTCGCCTTCCAGCTGCACTGACTGCACATAGCGCAGATCCGGATAGCCGTTTTCCTGCAAAAACTCCAGAATGACGGAACGGTCGAACCAACGGCTATTGAGCTTAAAGCGGATATTCTCTGCTGGCGTCTTGATGCGCTTCTCTTCGATCGCTGCCAGCTGATTAAGGACGTTGTTCTTTACTGGACCGTCGGGGAGCGTGGCGAGGAATTCCTGTTTTGGAGCCACTATCTCGTTAATGTCGCCGCTGGTGGCGCGGGCGAACGGAACAATCCCGCCATACGGTGAAACCGCAATGCCAGGGGTGCTGGCCAATAAATTAAGCAACTCATCATCACTGGCTGGCAGTTCGCCGGTAAACGCAAGGCGGAAATCATCGAGCTGGATTGGATCGCGAGTGAGATCACTGTAGAGATAACGCAGGGTGTCCTGATAGCTGGTGGAGTCATAACTGGCGCTGGAATCATGCGTAACCAGTTTTCCTGTCAGCTCGTCAGAAATAGTGCCATCCAGCTTAATTGCACCACGGAAAGCAAACCAGGCGCGCGCACCGCTCCCCGATAATTTCGCTATCGGACCGCGACCGGGGTTACCAAAACGGTCAATCTCTGCCTGCAAACGGGATACCAGAGAAAGGCGCTGCTGTTCGATTTGTTCAGCACTATGCCCGGCGGCCTTCATGTCCTGATATTCAATTAACATCCGGCCAATCATCGCCCCGCGATACAAGCGTTCACGGTATTTTTCAGGCTGGCTGTTAATCCAGTCCACCAGCTGCACCATATCGTCGCTGATTGATGTGGTGTACTTATCGCGGACATTTGCCATCTGGGTAAATGTCATGCCGAGACGGCCTTCTGTTGTAGTCAGGTTACGCTGAAGAGCCTCCCAGCTATCCGCGCCATAACTGGCAGCATCGATCTTAAGTTCCTTCCCGGCATCAGCTTCAATCCAGCGACCACCAGCATATTTTTGCCATACGCCATTAATCAGGCGCATTTCCCCTTCATCAACAACATCTGCGGTCGGTAACGGTTCAGCCATATCGAGCAAAGACCAGTCGATACGACTTTCGAAACGATGAATCAGCTTCGCTTTAAGAGCCTGGTTATCAATCTGCCCGTCGGCACGAACCTCAATACGCCCCTGGAAGCCCTTTTCCTGGGTACCATGAACAAACCGGCGGCCATCCTTTTCAAACCACTTGCCAGAAATAAACGTTGGCCAAAGCACATTTGCCGATTCGAGAGTGCTTTCATCCACCAGGGGGATTTTCTCAGCCATCTCTGCCGGATGTTTGCGCATCAGCACCACATCTACGACCGTACTGGTCCCGTTAGCGTCAAAAGTATCGGTAGGCAAGCGGTGGGCACCAAGAAATTCAGCTTTCCGTGATAGGCGCAGGCGTAACCGCTTCATGTTTGAACCTGAAACAATGGACGGCGGCACAATCACGCACATGAATCCGCCTGGCTTTATCTTGTCCAGCATGCGGAGCATGAAGTAAGAACCCATGTCCGTTTCTTCTGCGTAAGGCTTATCGATGTTGCGTGTGTTATCACGACCACCGAACGGAACGTTACCCACAACATGGTCGAATGAATCGTTAGGCGTGCTTACAGCCAGTTGTTCGAACGGAGAAATCTGTACGCTGTCTTCCGGGTGCAACAGCTGGTTTATACGACCGGAAACACTGCTGATCTCAGTCGCGGTCATCACCGTACCAACCGGTTTTGTCTCATTAAAAACGCCGGTTCCCGCCGATGGTTCCAGAGTGTTACCTACGTCCGCGCCGTAGAGCTTCATGATCTCCCAGACACCTTCAGCGATCGGCTTTGGTGTGTAATATTCGGAGACGGACCCGCCAATGCCGCCTTCACCGGTGTACCCAGCCAGGATCTGGCGCTGTTCATCTGTCAGTGTCGCGCCGTCCACCAGCGAATTAAGCAAATCTATCGCCTTCTGATTCGCCTCACGGCGCAGTCGGTCATAGCTTTTGCCTTCCACCTTTTCCACGCCGTATTTAATCGGCGCTCGGTGAGATGTTATTGCCCTAATGTATTTCAATATTTCGCTGACACTTGAACAGCGAAACACCCCCATAGATAGCTTGTTCATTGGTAATCCTTAACAAGTGACTAGTGTTAAATTTCCGTTCAAACACGATGCGAATTATTCTAATTAAGGTGCAATCTTGGCAGACAATAAAATCACGCTATCCTCGGTCAGGAAGGCGCTGGCGGGGGTTTTTAAAGACAACGGAGAACGGGACAACATCCTCCTGTCCGCGCTGGCTGTGCACGGCGGAAGTGGGTATTTGTTTTCTCGCGCAGGGGCACCGGTACAACTGTCCGGCTTCTTAGGCGGCAAACCGGGCGATAGTGGCATGGCTGGCGATGGGCTGGTGGACGGAAGTCGCTTTATCTTTGATGAAGTTCAACTGCCGGAAGACCGCTTGCAACGCTATCCGCTACTCGAAGAGATGGCGGTTTACAGCACGATCGCCACCGCGCTGAACATCCATATTACGCACGCGCTCTCTTTCGATAAGAAGACCGGGCAAACTTTCTCTATCGTGCCGGTACATAACGGAAACGATAGTGACTATGACGCCGCGCAGGCGTTGTGTGACGAGCTGATGAACGACATCGGGCGAACCATCAACAAAGAGGTCGCCGGGTGGGCATTTATCATGTCTGTATTTGGGGTGGCTTATGTCAGGCCATACGCCAAAGAAGGCATAGGGATCACGTCTTTTGAGTGCTCCTATTACACCCTTCCGGGCTTCATCAAAGAGTTCGAGGTCAGCGGCAACCTGGCGGGATTTAGCGGCGATTATCTGAAGGACGCGTCAGGGAAAATGGTTTTCGCCGATCCGTGGGCCATTATCCCTATGAAAATCCCCTACTGGCGGCCTAAGTCAAACCTTATGCCTGTGCACACTGGCCATAAGGCTTACAGCCTGCTGGATAATCCGGAAGAGCGCACACCGATTGAAACCCAGAATTACGGGACCAGCTTGCTCGAATACGCCTACGAGCCGTACATGAATCTGCGTTCGGCGATCCGCTCACTGAAGGCAACGCGTTTTAATGCGTCGAAAATTGACCGAATCATCGGCCTGGCGATGAATAGTCTGGATCCGGTTAAAGCAGCCGATTATTCGCGCACCATTACTCAGACGCTTAAACGAGCAGCTGACCTGATGGAAAGACGCGCACGTGGCGCGAATAACATGCCTACGGTGACCAATACCCTGCTGCCTATTATGGGCGACGGCAAGGGACAGATGACTATTGATACTCAGACCATCCAGGCTGACATCAACGGCATTGAAGACATTCTCACCTATATGCGCCAGCTGGCGGCAGCACTTGGCCTCGATTACACCCTCCTGGGGTGGGCAGATCAAATGTCCGGCGGGCTTGGTGAAGGTGGATTCCTGCGCACGGCAATTCAGGCCGCCATGCGCGCCTCATGGATCCAGCAGGGCGTAGAAGAGTTCATTCAGCGGGCTATCGATATTCATCTTGCTTTCAAGTACGGCAAGGTATACCCGGAAGGTGATCGCCCGTACAAAATCGAATTCCACTCCGTTAATACCGCTCTGCAACAAGAGCACAACGAAAACCGCGACTCGCAGGCGAACTACGCCACCATCGTTACGCAAATCCTCGATGCCGTCAGCAATAACAGCGTCCTCGCCAATTCCGATGCATTCAAACGTTACCTGTTCAGCGATGTGCTGGAGATTGACGAAAAAATCTCTGAAGCACTGGTGAACGAACTGAAAGCGAAAAGCGAGGACGACGATCACCTGATGGATTCCATCATCAAAACACCGCCACAGGAACTGGCGCAAATCCTTGAATCGGTCTTTAAAGAGGGAAACGAGAATGACTGATGTTTTGAAAACGGTCACTGACCGCTTTTGTCTCTATAGTAATGCTAGAAAAGGTCGCCAGAACGGGCGACAGTATGTATTAAGCGCGGTAAAGACCATGCTTGAAAGCAAGGAAACTCAGGAAGGTTTACGCCTTGGTGAGCTTTTCGGCTATTACGGTCACGGTCGCCGACAGCTGACCGGCAAACTGGAAGTACCAGAAACCAGCGTGATCATGGTGGAAGGTCGCCCGGTCGTTATCGACAATGTTCCAGCTTGCCGCACAGTAGCTATATCCGTTGACGACAACGGCATCGTTACCCATACACAGGAAATTCTTAACACAGAGCCGGGTAAAATTGTCGCCGCGATGATCGAAAGCCGAGCTGGTGGCTGGAGCTGGGCCACTGGCGGGCGTGAGTCCGGGAAAATCGCTGTAACCACCAGCTTCCATGGTGTGGATTATGTGACAACGCCGAACTATATCAGTCTGGATCATCCTGCCAGCGCCGGAATGTTTGAAAGCGCGGATTCTAAATCTTTACTGGCAGAGTCCCTGGCGGCGCATGGGTACTCCGACGAGTCAGTGCAGGCCGTTATATCCCATTACGGCAAAATGGCTGAACTGGAAATGATGGTGGAGGCGACAGAGCGTACGGCAGAACTGGAGACCGCACTACTCGAAAGCCAGGGCCGCCACCTCGAAGCAATGGCCAAGATCGCAGATGCTGAAGCGCGAATTGCTTTGCTGGAGGAAACAGCGGGTATCCGCGACGATGTGCTGGCAGCAATGCAAGACGAACTGGATAACCTCCCGATCTTCGTCTCCGCCGCCCAAAAAGACGCATTCCGCCTCAAAGAACCTGGTGATGCAAAAATCGTTGCCACACTTTTCGAATCTCTGATCAAAGTTGGCGCGCGCAACTTGCCTGTCACTAAGAAAATTAAAGAGGTTCCGCAAGCGGCTAACGTCCAGGCACCGCGTGAGACAAGCATCATCACGTTTAATAATTCAATCAATCCGTTCAAATAACCACCAAAAATAACCCCGGCGGCTGCCGGGGTTCTCGTTAACTATTATCACCTTCGTCTGCGTGCCATATATTTGCGCACCGCGCGGCGTGGACAATCTGAAGCGGTTTCTTTCTGCTGCATCAATCTCGCGGCCATGCTCAAAAATGTCAGGCACAGCCGAAGCCCAGCATACAATAGCGGTTCCAGTGGCCACGTTTCATTAAGCACATATACCGCCATGAAAATCGAGTCGAAAACTATCGCTGCCAGCGATAACTTCATTGTCGAAAGTCTGCGGAGCTGCCGGAGTTTATTCATTGACCAGTCCCGTCAGGCAAAGCTGGCGTTCTTTTTCACGGCGAATCTTTAAACCTCGCAGGGGCACGCCGTTACTGTTCACAAAATCAGGGAGATGGTTACACATATTCACCCATTCCCCTTTCTGCGCCCACTTGTGGATGGACGTTTCGACTCGCATGCCTCGCGCTTTGCTGTAGTAGGTCCGTAAGCTATTGCATCCCATATTGAATGCCGCGCTTGTCATTGCACTGAAGGCATTATCGGGCATGTCTTTGCCCCGGAAGTGCTGGTTAATACAGCGTTCAGCGATCAGGATATTCTTTTCCCAATCAGCGGCGATTTGCTGGTCGGTTTTTCGCACGCCTGGCGTTACCCCGTGTGTATTACCAATCCCGTCAGTCCATACACCCGCCGGGCACATGTATGGATCACGTCGGCAACCTTCCGCGTTTCCGATAAGCTCAAGCCCCGCCTGGTTGGTTCGCACATTGCCATTACCCATCACGATGGTAATCATCACCGCGATAGCGCAAATTGCACCGCCTCCTGCGGCTGTTTTTCCCTTCATAAAGACCTCATAAGCGAATTTTTTACGCTCCAGGACAAATACCCATTCACAGTCAATACCGACTGACTCGATCCCTTTAGAAGGCACAGGATAATGCAAATCACTTGTTAGCTACGTTTCAAAGATATACATTATTGCTCTAATTAATTTATTTTATTAGGTAAGATAAGTGGCACACCGCGGTGTAAACAAAGTCATCCTGATTGGTACCCTGGGGCAAGACCCGGAGATCAGGTATATACCAAATGGCGGAGCGGTCGGAAGACTCAGCATCGCAACGAATGAATCATGGCGCGACAAGCAAACGGGCCAACAGAAAGAGCAAACAGAATGGCATAAAGTCGTTTTGTTCGGAAAACTTGCTGAAATTGCGAGTGAGTATTTACGAAAAGGTTCTCAGGTCTACATCGAAGGGAAACTTAAAACCCGTAAGTGGACAGATGAGGCCGGTGTAGAACGCTACACGACGGAAATTATCGTCAGCCAGGGCGGCACCATGCAAATGATCGGCGCTCGCCGTGACGATTCACAGTCCTCAAATGGCTGGGGGCAATCAAACCAACCTCAAAACCACCAGCAATACAGTGGCGGCGGTAAACCTCAGAGCAACGCCAATAACGAACCTCCAATGGACTTTGAAGACGATATTCCATTTTGAGAGGGCTGAAAGTTGCTCGATTACTTAAAAATAACTTTACCTAATTGGTGTAAAAAAATGGGCGCAACAAAGCGCCCCAACAATAGAGTTTCAAATTAATAAAAGGGTAATAAATAACATGAAGTTAAATTGAGAAGAGGCAATTTTATTGCCTCTTCAAAGGTGGCATGAGGGTGCCACCTATATGCGGGCAGTGACATCACTCCCTTCCCGCATATTCTTACCTACCAAAATTAGAATTGGTAGGTCATACCAACAGCAACGATGTTGTCGGTTGCAACCTCAGATGCTTTGGTAAATTCACTTTCATCAATCAGGTTGATCTTGTAGTCAACGAAAGCGGACATATTTTTGTTGAAGTAATAAGTCGCGCCTACGTCGATGTATTCAACTAGATCCTGGTTACCGAACGCACCAATATTTTCACCGCGAGAGTGCAGGTAAGCGATGGACGGACGCAGGCCGAAATCAAACTGGTATTGAGCAACAGCTTCAAAGTTTTTCGCTTTGTTTGCGATAAAGTCATCACCGAAGACTGTCATATTCTGAGTTTCAGAATAAGTTGCAGCCAGGTAAATGTTGTTTGCGTCATATTTCAGACCAGTAGCCCATACTTCAGCTGTTTTACCAGAAGCATTCAGAGAGCTTGCATTAGCATAGGATACCTGTCCATCAGTACGGTCAGATTTTGCATAAGTTGCGCCAATGCCAAATCCTTCATAATCATAAGTAGCTGACAGACCGAAGCCATCACCATTAGATTCAACTACGTCGCGGCCTTTCCAGTTGTTCACTTTTGCAGCACTATCATTTTTACCCTGATACTGCAAAGCAAAGTTCAGACCATCAACCAAGCCGAAGAAATCATTGTTACGATAGGTCGCGACGCCAGTAGCACGCTGGGTCATAAATACATCAGTCTGAGTCCAGGTATCTCCACCAAACTCCGGCAGCACGTCAGTCCAAGCGCCAACATCATACGCTACACCGTAGTTGCGACCATAGTCGAGCGAACCATAATCGCCAAAGCGAAGCCCTGCAAACGCAAGACGAGTTTTGTCTTTATCAGAACCTTCAGTTTCAGTACGGTTACCTTTAAATTCGTACTCCCACTGACCAAAACCGGTTAACTGGTCATTAATCTGAGTTTCACCTTTGAAACCCATACGAGCATAAGTTTTATCCCCGTCATCACTAGCTGAAGAAGAGAAGTAATGCTCTGCATTAACTTTGCCGTACAGATCCAGTTTGTTACCGTCTTTGTTATAGATTTCTGCCGCTTGTGCAGACATTGCCATCAGGACTGATGCTGCAACCGCAGAAAGTGCCACTGTGATTTTTTCATTTTTTTGCCCTTTAGATTGAACTTTTCAGTAGAAAAGAGGTCACTGCGGACAAATGTTTATCTTTTTTGGATTCGTGTTTCAAGTTTTGCAAATAAAAATCAAGGTATTTTTGTGATCAAAATCACAAATAATAATCTTGAAAACCCAATGGACTATTAGAAAAATCTCAATTCACAGAATAAAAATTGACAAAATAGAACAAAACACAATCAACAATAAGCACAAAAGACAAACAATTAAATTAGCACAAAAATAATAACTGCAAAAATAGATAGCCTGTTAATTAATAGGGTTTTAATGGATGTGGATTTGAAATCTACTTAAAAAGTAGAGTCAAATTAATTACTGTCGATTGGGTATTAAACTGAATCTATATTGTGAGAGTTAAAGACGATGTGTTTTAGTTATACATGTTATTCCCTAAAATGGAGTAGTCTCATCGAATTCTGATTAATAACGAGCTAAGCCAATTCATTTTAGTATGTGTATATCTTTACCCTCTGAATATGCAATGACGAAGAGATATTAAACAATATGTAGCTTCAGGATTGACTCTGGAAGAATTAAAAGATCGGCTAAAGTGTTCAATATGTGGTGAGCGAAACGCAAAAATTAAAATTTTTTGATCTAACATATTAGGCAATAGCTTGCTTCCATAACCTAAAGCAAGCCACTACGCGTTTACTTTAAGTACACAATTAACATATCAGAACAGATTATTTGTGCACTATCAGGGAGTTAATATACGATCTGGTCTACATGATCCCCAAAATCATCGTCGTCCTCATCGCCACCCTCTACTGCTGGCCAATCGACAAACCAGCCAGCGTAAAGATGCAGCGTTCGGAGAACATCACTTGCGGGAGCATCAAGGGTGTTAACGAATCCCATATAGCTATTGGGATTTGCCCCAGCTATGGCTTCAGCGATCATGTCCTCGGTAATGTCACCGGAGATAATGCTTAAACGCCCGGAAACTTCTTCATTATCATCAAATTCGATAATGGCATCTCCGCCTAATGGCGCTGCGATTTTAATCTGCATTATTTAGCTCCTTTGCCACACCTAATAACAGTTCCAGCAATCCGTCACCATTCATCAGTGATGCGGCAGCGGCCTCTTTGTCATGATACAACTGAAGAGCCATAGAGAATACTTCCGTTGCTGATGTTTTTGAAATAGTCGGTGCTTTCTGCCGAATTTTCCCGGAGTTACTCACTGAGGCTGGCGGGTATACCTTCGCCATATAAATATTACTCAATCGAGATCTGAAGCACCATTCAGGCTTGCCACGCCCACCGATATTAACGAAAGATGGCTTATCCCCTTCAACATTGGCCTTCAGGAATGACCGGGCTTTCTCTAACAAACCAGGGTTACTGTACTCAAGATGATGACCCAGCTCGTGCCACAGTGCACTTGCATTTTCATCGTTCAAATTGACAGCAACAACACCATTAAGATTTGCATATGCCCTTCCCTGGTGGTGAACTACCTTTGATAAGGTCGATATTTTCCCGCCGGTCAGGCGATAAATATCAGCAAGTTCCTTGCGCAGGTCTATCCCACCATTCTGTCCAGCGCGGGCTTCTTCCACTTCTTCTGTGATAAAAGAGTCGGCCCACTCAAGAGCTTTTTCTTCAGATACGGATGAGTTTGCGATCGCACTGTTCATGGCAGATAACACTTTCTCGTGGACCGAACCCATACTTCGCTGATTCATTTGCCAGCGTGTCTGCGGGTTATATGAGAATCGCTTAAGTAGTTGGTCAAGCTGCTCAAGTTCTTCTTCACTGACATACTTTTTAGCCTCACCAATAATGCCAGGGAGAATATTGCCGTTAGGATTAAACGCTCGCGAAAGGAAGAGTTTCAGCGCCCCCATGCCCTCCGATGCTTCAATATCACCAATAACCCGGTTAACAATGGCCGCACTCTTCGGATTAGCATCCGCCAACGCTCTGGCTACGATTTGCAGGGACGATACGACCTCACGCTGCATATCAGTCCTGATCTCATCAATAAACTCTGGCGTTATGCCGTGCTCTTTAAGGATATCCCGGCCTTCCGCCGTTACCCCATCGATATCACCAACATGTTTATTAACACGACTTTGCAATGCCTTAAATGCCTTCAGAATTCCACGGGCATCATCCGCTTTACTAACGGCCTTCCTGAATGCTGGCAAGAAGTCTGAGTTAACCTCATTTTGTTGATCGGCCCACTGAATGGAGGCTTCTTTCATCTCGTCCAGAGTCAGATCACCCAACGCGGTATGGTCTGTGAATATGAGCGACAACCTCTGAATCATTTCTGCCAATGGTGATGCCGAATGCGCCGCGCTAAGGAATGCTTTCACCCTGGTTGGGCGAATGGAAAACCAGTCAATAGCTGGTGGCATATCTCCGTTTTTTATCGCCTGCGCTATCTCATCAAAGCCGTCGCGCCCAAGGGAGGATGCGTGATTTAACAATCCGCGAAGTAACGAATTGCTGATACCGAATAATCGGCACCATTTATTCACGTCGGCAACAGGCATTCGAACAAAATGCGCAAGCACTTGTACAAGCTGTTCATCCTGGGGATCTGTGCGGGAAAGCAGCCTGATCAGATGAATAATGTCTTTGATGCCGGATGCCCGATGTAATAGCAAACTGGTATACAGAGCAACACCGTTGTAACTACCGCCGGAAACGGACTCGAAAAGACCGCCGGATATCCCTTGCATGCCTTCGTTTTCCAGTTCCTGAGACACCTGGCGAAGGATATCCTGTAACGACACATCGCCGCCGCCAAACATATCCCCGAGCGCCTGGCCCTGGTGCTGTAACTCATCATTGATACGTTGCGCCATCAACTTAAAGGCGGTGGCCATACGCTTCGCGCTACGGTTATTCGCGACGATGAACAACGCGAGTGCTTTCACTTCCGGGGCCGTTTCGCTGAACATATCCCCCTGAGCAATAACATCGGTAATATGCTGGCCTGACTCCTTCGATTGCCTTACCAGGTCTACCGCATCTTTCAATGCCGCCAGCGCCTTTTTATCGAGGCTATCCGCTGTCTCAATGCCATCAACAATAGTTGTCACAGCCTGCTTGTGCGCTTCTCCTGATAAAGCCTGCATCTGGACAAAATCATTGGCTGCCGCATTAAGCGCCGTCAGAACATTACGCATATCCGGATCAGGTTCTTCTGCAACCATCCTTACCAGGCGCGCATCCTTATATGCCTTGGCAAAGATCGCGTTTTGTATACGGTCAACAAGTTGCCGCGTTGGTCGCCCATCTTCCGTTACAAGGCCAGCAGCCTGTGTGGCACCAACTTGCGTCATGAATCCGCGAATAAACGCGTCATTACTGCGGCTAAGCAGATCTCCGCTTTCTGACGGATTAAACAGCGCCATCATCGCCGGTGTTATGCTGTCGGCATCAACAAAAGCCTTTTCACTGGCTGCCATTTCCTGAAGATCAGAAATATTTGAGTCCTTGGCAAACTGAACGCGGTCAACCTTAGTTAACCGGCGGCGCACCAGTACCGGAGCCGTCATTGATTCAACCTTTTCAGGAGGTATGCCGAATTCGGTCGCATGTTCAATCAGGTACTCACGATACCGATCCGCATTGCCGTCCTGATAGGCTTTGATGATCCCCATGGTCCGTCCATTACCTGACTCAACGGCATTGTCCTCACCAATTATCGGCGCGCCATGGCTGGATAAACCGGAATCGGTAAGCTGAGCAGGCCGCAAATCTTTGGATATCTGGTTAACCTGAAGAAGGCTGGATGCGCGGGTCCGGTCGCGCGGCTGAAGTTCCTGGGGATAGTCAGGATTAATTTTCCCATCCAGAGTATTGGATACCAAAAGAGCTGAGGCATCGACGATATCAAACGCTGTTTTTACCTCGTCTCCCTTCGCTGTCACCACATACGAAACCCGCCCGTAATCGGGCAGGTTCTTAAGCAGCTCGATCAGCGTTTCTATGCTGGTGGCCATTACCACCTGATCGCTTAAGCTCATCCCTGTTACGCCTTATGCTGCCTCTTTAATGTTGGCGGCTATCCATGCCGCCGTGTGCTGTTTAACCTGGTCTAGGTCGATGTATGTGCCAACATATTGACTCAAGTCCTGCAAGGTACCGATAAATGCATCTGTGCTCTGATCGACGAATTTATCAGCCAGGAAATCAGCAACCAGTTTTGGCACACCATCATGTACCGAAGGTTGTTTTTCCTCGCCACTACTGCCGCCGGACGCGCCGTACCCCATCTGTTGCATGATCTGGTCAATTTCATCGCTGATATCCAGCAACTCCATGCCACTCGCGGTAGCTGCTTTGGACATCAGAGCATCCAACTTATCGCTGAGATCCATTAACTCAATAGCTGATAGTGTCATGCCGCTACCCCCGCTTTCTGGATTGCTACCAACAGATCAGCCAGGTGGCGAGCTGCGCCGTTAACCAGCTCTTCGTTTTCCTCAAAACGTCCGACAGCCTGAAGGGCTGCAATCGCTTCCCGGACATTGCCCCGGGCGTTACGGATCTCCGCCATGTCAGTGCTTTGCATATCCATCACGTTATTGAGATATTCAATGGCTTTATTAGCCTCTGCATCTGCTTCGCTAACCGTTTCATCAGGCTGTGCCGGGGACGGTTCTGGCTGAGTAATCTCACCGACTTCGGCCTGCAATGCATTGATCATGCTCTGCACCATTTTCTCGGTGCCAGCGCCCCCCGGAAACGCAATATTGGGGAAAGTTTTTTGAAACTGAGTCTTCAGCATTACGCGGAACTCGTCTGGTGAGCTGGTGGCCAGCTCCAGAGCTTTTTGTGCATATTTGCCAAACGGACCATTAGTAAGTGTCTTCGCCAGGAAGTCGAAAGAATCCTCGCGAGGCAATAACTTCAGGTCGTACTCACTCATTTGCTGATCAGAAAGCGGGGTATCGTAAGTAGCAATGCCGTAGCGTGCATATTCATAATACGGGTCACCTTCATCAGGGCGCGGCAGAATTGCTTTGTTACCTTCAGGTATTGCGCCAAGGGCCGCCGGACGCATTTGCAAGGCATATCGATATGCACCTACAGAGACTTCTGGTTCAGGCGAAGAGCTACCGGTATCCTCCGCTGGTTCAGGTTCGACGTTTTCCGGTTTATGTTCTTCTGATTGGACCAGGTATTCCGATACATTACCCGCTTTATAGGCTTTAAATAGCTTGCCGATCGCATCTGCCATGTCCACACCCTGTATGGATTTAGCCTTGATCATGTACACGCTGCCATCCGAATCGGTTAACTGGATATACCCTTCGCCGTCCTCAATGAATTGCTTCATTGATGCACCATTACTGAGCGTCACTTCCCCGTTCATATGCATACGATTTTTGATACTTGCAAGGCGATCCGTCATCGCGCGAGAGTGTCCACCAGTCATCCCCGCAGGAGCAATGGTATCGCGCCCACCAGTGCGATTGAGCTGATCAATCTCCGTCTGCAAACGCTCATTCTCTTCATAAAGAGAATCCGCTTCCGATGCAACAGCGTTAATTTTCTGCTCCAGATCTACCTTCTGCCCTTCTACCGCTGCCACCTGATCCGCGAGGTCGCTCATGGCATCCTCTTTCTGGTCACTGTCAGCCTGTAGTTGGGTTATTTCATCAACCAGGGCTTTTTTCTTCTTCTGCGCACGCTGGAATTTTGCCGAGTTTTTCTCTGCAAGGTTGGCAAGTTTCATGGTGACCTGCGCCAGCGTCATATCACGTCCACTCATCGGAGCAACGGTGTGAGTAACGTCTTTTTTATTCAGTAAGAACTGGAAAGCAACCAGCGTATCGCTATTGGTGATCCGGTTTTCCGCTGTCGGGCTATGAAACAAAATGCTGATAGTCTGACCATCACTGAGCGGAATAATGGCTGGCAGGACCGGCAGCCCGTTAACGTTACGTGCCCGACCAATTTCAGCGCCGCCGATCGCGCGCGCGTCGCTCTGGGCCACATCCCCCGTTTTATCACTCCCCGCAGAGATTCCGGTACCATTCAGCTTCTGGTTCAATGCCCGGACAAATGCCTGCATGGTCCGGTGTAACTGCAAACGAGTAGAACTAATCGCCTCCAGTAAATCCGTAGCACACCAGTGGATCGGCGTGTCATAGAAGAACGTAGCCTCGATTTCCTCCAGGGTGTTGGATTCCGTCATCAGATAGCGGTCCTCACCGGCCATTAATGCGCGATATTCATCATCAGTCACTGGCGGGGGAAGCACGTCAAGCCCAGGTTTGATCGTCACCCCTTTATTGATATTGAACTGTTCCATGTTAATTTCCTGCTTTCAGTTGCTTAAGACGGCGTTTGAGTTCGCCATTTCGGGCCTTTTCGTTATTGAGTCGGCCTGTCTCCTTATCCAGCTTCGCCCGCAAATCAGTGATCTGCTGTTGATTGAAAGACACCGAGTTCTGCGCTGATTTATAAGCGGCAACCACCTGAGCATTCCGCTGTTTTGCCTCTTGCAGGCGCTGAAAGTTGGATTTTACTGCCGGTTTCTTGTCTACCGGATTGGCAACACGTTTCGCTTTGGCGATCAGTGATTTCTGGAATTTTGCGGAGTTTTTGCGGGCCGCTTGCCCCATGACGGTACCAAGCGTCTTGATATCCGGCGACTGAGCGTTAGGAATAGCTTTTCCATTCAGCCTCACAGACGATATATCGCCAGTATCGTTTACCTGTATGGCAAGAATTTGTCCGTCGTTAAGAACCAGCTTTGCGGTTTTAACTTTAACGCCATCTTTCGTTGTTGCGCGGTTGCTGGAGTCAACCTCAATTACCGTAACACCGGTTTTATTGATCGCCGCGATAAGGGATTTCAGCCCCTTTTCATTAACCTGGTCAAAATCGACCGTTGCATACTTATTTTTCGTCATCTGACACATCCTGTGCGAGATTTATTACGTAACTTCTGCGGATTTGCTGAGTAACAGGGAAAATCCGATACAACGGATTAATGAACGAGTCGCCATGCGTAACCATGACGTTGAAATGCCACAGCCGTTCTCCTTTACCCATATATTCAGTGGGTATGTACAACCATTCACTGTTTTCGCCCTGTTCAGCCGACGTCAGACAACGTTGTTCGCCTTCAATCACTGTCGTTGGCTTCTGAACATCGCGGATCCAATATCTGACCGTTGCGCCGCGCAAAAACGGGAATTTAGACCGGTATTTGAACGGCACCCGGATGAAACCCGGTTTAATTTCCACATCACCAAGTTCTAAATGCGTGATGTCCTTGCGTTTTAGCAAATAGCGATCGGCTAAGGCTAACGCAAGAGCGCATACACCCCAGCCAATCATTTCCCACCTCCCTTTTTCACCAAACTTGTAAGAACATTCAGAATGCTATCGATATTCACTCGTTTCATCCCTGAAATCACCTCATGACCGTTATTGCTGGCTATCGTTACCATTAAGTACGTAATTGATAACTCCCAGCCCTCGTGTTGCCCCAATAGGTACGCCACCGCGCCAGCTGTCACTGCAACAAAGATCTCCGCAACCAATCCCAACAAATTGCCAGACTGGCGACCGTCTCGGACATCCATCAGGAACGTGCCTATCCCACCAATTACTGAAAGCAGGAGCGCAATAGCAACTGGAGCTAATTCCTGTGTGTCAAGCACAAGTTCCCTCCTACGTTGTCAGGAGGTAATGGTATGCAAAGTAACTTCTCAACCGGTCATTTGTTGCTTAAGAGGCATTTCTATTGAGGTACGAATCGATAATCCTTTGTAACTTTTCAAGAATGAGCCTGTTATTGATGCTGCAAATAATAGTCACGCAATTCTGAAGACTTTCATCCATACCCTTATATTCCGCGAAATACATGCCTATAAAGCCTGCAAGTACGGCAGCAATACACTCGGCCATCAATTGCCTGCATGACGCTTCGTAACGTTTTTCACGAACCCCATTCAGAAACGAATGCACCCCGCCAAGGATGGAGAGGAGCATTATTGTGAAATCAAACATAACTATTTCCTCAATAGTGAATTAAATCTCATTGGGAAACGGTATGTACTTTGTGATTTCCACACATACTGGTTTTTGTTAATTAAAATCAGCAGCTTGCTATAAATAACGATAGTGAGCAGAAAATATGCTAATAGGCTATGTACGCGTATCAACAAATGAACAAAACACTGCTTTACAACGAAATGCCCTTGAAAGCGCAGGATGTGAGCTAATTTTTGAGGACAAGGCGAGCGGCAAAAAGGCTGAACGCCCTGGGTTAAAAAAGGTTCTTCGTATGCTTTCCAGAGGTGACACCCTGGTCGTATGGAAGTTAGATCGTCTTGGGCGCAGCATGCGTCACTTAGTTGTGCTGGTGGAAGAGCTGCGTGACAGAGGCATTAACTTCCGGAGTCTCACTGACTCCATCGACACCAGTACACCAATGGGGCGCTTTTTCTTTCACGTAATGGGGGCGCTGGCAGAAATGGAACGTGAACTTATTGTTGAACGTACACGCGCTGGACTTGATGCAGCTCGCGCAGAAGGTCGAATAGGTGGGCGTCGGCCTAAATACCAGAAAGAAACATGGCAGCAAATGCGGCGATTGCTGGAGAAGGGCATCCCCCGTAAGCAGGTTGCAATCATCTATGATGTGGCTGTTTCCACTCTTTATAAGAAGTTTCCGGCGTCATCATTTCAATCCTAAACCTTGGTTTAAGAG